TAGACGACTTTGAGTGGATAAAACAAACCATAGAGGCTGGTTGGAATCCTGCCGATTGGGGTATTATCAAGTTGGCTAAACCTTTTAGTGAAAAAGTAAGACAACAGATATTCAAGAGAGACGGATACAAATGCCTTCAATGTGGTACTACTGAAAAGCTAGAGGCAGATCACATTAAACCACGAGAAAAGGGTGGCGAAAGCACCTTAGAAAACGGACAAACTTTATGTAGGTCTTGTAATGCGAGTAAATCTAACAAGATTTCCGATGAGACACTAAATAAATTGTCTGATATAGAGTTGGGTGATTTATTCCGAAATGGAAAGATTACCCTTGAACAAATGTCGACAAATCTTAAAAGAAATGTTGCTTAACTAATGGAGTTATAAAATGAAAGAGTTATCACCAAAACAAATACAAGAAAATTGGGGTAAACTCATACAACTAATCAACGACAACTTCTCTGGCGAAAGGCTGGAGAAGTTGTTGAAGATGTATGATTACTTTGAAGAAAGAATGTGTATGGCACCTGCAAGTGGAAAAGAACACTTCCACAACGCACATCCTGGTGGTTATGTGGAACATGTTTTACACATTACCGATTTAGTCGTTCAGATATATGACCTTTGGGGTAAGAATGGTGCGACCATTGATGACTTTGACAAAGAGGAACTTATCTTTGCTGCTCTTCACCACGACTTAGGTAAAGTTGGTGATTTATCAGAGGATTACTACACACCAAACGATTCAGACTGGCACAGAAAGAATCAAGGGTTGATTTACAAACATAATGGTAAGTTACAATTCATGACAGTAACAGATAGAGCTATTTGGTTGTTACAACACTTTGGCATTCAGATGACAGAAAATGAGTATCTTGGATTGAGATTAACCGATGGTATGTATGAAGAGGCTAACAAGAGTTATTATATTAGTTATTCTAAAGACCGACAACTTAAAACTAATATTGCTTACATATTACATCAGGCAGATATGATGGCGAGTAAGATTGAAAACGATGAATGGGTAAGAGGTGACCACGATATCAAGGTGGAGAAAGAAGTTGAGGTAAAGAAGAAAACAGAACAATCAAAAGCTGCTAATCAAGCATTCAAAGACCTATTCGGAGAATAATGTACTTAGAATATTTCAACAGGTTCCTATACCAAAAACCATATCTTCACATTGATGAAAAAGAATGGACTTACATAAAAGAGACATTCGATAAAGATGATGTAAAAGAATCTCTGGCATCTGTGGCGATGACTTATCCAATGCCGACAATGGAGATGACCGAAGAAGATTGTCGTAAAGACTTCAACAAGTTGAAAGGAACTTGGGTTCATGACATTTTGAGAGAAGGTGAGTGGTTTGCTAGAAGTGAAGAGGGTTATGATTATCCTTTAAATTACAGAGGTTCACAATGGTACTTCGCGAGAAACAACATAGGTAATAAAGCTAGTAATTATTTCCAACAAGAAAACAGATGGTCGGTTGAATCAAGTTCCTATCCAGGACCCAAAAGGACTTGGGAAACATTTGATTTTATGAAGAGTTTGATGGGTGCTGCTTATTCATTGAAATTAACCAAGATAGATAGGTCTATATTAAGGACTATGATTGGACTTCGTAAATACATTTGTTCTCAGTTCAAACCAAATGTAGCAAAAGCTATGTATGATTACTACAATGTAAAGAATGTGTTGGATTTTTCAATGGGTTGGGGTGATAGGTTGGCTGGATTCTATGCCAGTATGAATACCGAATTGTATGTTGGTGTAGATCCTCGTAAAGAGAATCATCCTATTTACGAAAGACAAGCCAGATATTACGATAATCATTTGACATTCTTTGAAAATGAAAAGAAGACCAAGTTTCATCTTGCAGCAGCTGAAGATTTCAACTTTGATGAATATCATGATACATTTGATATCATATTTACATCACCACCTTATTTTAATATAGAGAGATACGGTGAAGATGATAATCAAAGTTGGGTTAGATACAAAGACATAGATAGTTGGAACTATCAGTTTCTACAGAAGTCCCTTGATAATATGTTACCAACATTAAAATCTGGTGGTAAGTTATGTGTCAATATATCAGATGTAAATGCAAAAACCAAAGGTGGTGCACAATACTTAAAGATATGTGATCCGATGAATGAGTTTCTTGATACTTATAGAGATATGGAATATAAAGGTTGTATCGGAATGGAGATGGCCAAACGACCAAATAGTGGTGGGGCTGGAACTGCTAAAGATAACAATCAGTTCAAAGAGAAAACCCTAGAGATGGTAGAGAAGAACAAAGACAAGAGATTTTGTGAACCAATTTGGATATGGGAAAAAAAATGAGAATCATAGACGAAATATTATTATTTTTAATTCAATTGTCACATTGGATATTTCTTATTCTTGCTGGAGTATCGGTGCCACTACTATTAATATGTGAACCATTTTATATATCATTTCCAATATGTGCTTGGATAATGCACTTAGGTTTTAGTAAAACATTAGATTGTCCTTGGACTAGGTTAGAAAACTATTATCGAAGTAAAACTGGTCGTAAAGAGATAGGTGGATTTATATCTCATAATTTGAAATTAATGGGATTGAAAAAAAAGAAATAATTTATATTTTTCTACAAAGAAAATATATTGAAGTGAAAAATATGTTATATTTATTGATATATGGAAATAGAACCCAACCAACCGGAATGGGTTACATATTTTTTGATACTAATCATAATTGGTATAGCTGCTAAAATATTTTGGGATGAAACATGAACGCTGCAGATAGAAAAGAGTTCGAGTTAATACACGAGAAGATAGATAATATTAAACAAGACATAACTGATATGAAAAAAGATATGTCTATGGCTCATGGTAAGACAGAAGAGTCATTAAGGTTTATGAAAGAGAATCTCTTCAATCCACATGAGGGACTTTGGGCTGAAACAAAACAAAATACACAGTTCAGAGAAAACTCACAAAAATGGAGAGGTATAATCGGAATTGGTTTTATTGGATTGGTTATAGATAAGGTTTGGTCAATATTCACTTCGTAAAAGAAAAAATACTACAACAATTAGAAGAATGGATGGATTGGTTGGAGACACCAAATGATGACTTTGGTGGTTTTCCTGTTTGTCCATTTCTGGCACCTGAACGAAAGACTAATAAACTACTAATTGAGTTTTACAATCCTGAAGAGGGTTCTATCTTTGAGTCAATAAAGAAATTTGATAAAGACGACAACTACACCACGGCTATGTATCTACATACCGATTATCATGGTAACTACTCGGTGGTGGACTATCAAAACTTTATTAATGAGAGTTTAAAGAAAATAGACTTGGGACACTTAAAAGCCGTTTGTTTTAATCCACATGACAAAAGAAAGACAAATGGAATATTGACACGAAAAGACGCACCTTGTTTTATAACAAGTATTGCTACGAGAAAGGCATTGGGTTCGGCTTACAAGAAATTAAAAGATACAAATTATTGGAAAAAAAACAGAGAAAGTGCTTGACTCGTATTTATATTTAGAGTTAAATTTAGGTATATGATAAACAAAGAAAAGTATAAAAAAGAAATAAAGAGTCTCAGAAAGTTACTAGACAGCAACGAATATACAAGAACATTACCAGCTAGTTATCATCATTTTCTGTCTGATATGCACAGAAAGTTGATTGGTAATGGTAATGTAACATCAAAGATGTTATCATCAATACATAAGGGTATAAAATCACATCAAAGTTATAATAATCCTGCTGATAAAATATTAAGGGATAAGATGTTATCCAAGATAACCAAATTGAAATATATGTTGACAAAATGTAATTATACTAAACAATACGAATACGAGAAAATGGAGTTCTTAGATAGTATAACTAAACGAGTTCATATGAAAGGTAACTTAACACCTAAACAAGCTAAGTATGCTAATCAAATGTATAAACAATTTAATAAAAGAATGTTACCTTGAATTGCAAAAGGTGTAAAAAAGATAAAGATTTAGCAAGAGTGAGAGGGGCATCTTGGACTATCTGTTGGGATTGTCTTCTTTATTTAGATTTAGAACACAAAAATATTAAAAAATATGAAAATAATGCTTGACTCGTGTATGTTTTTGGTATTATATTTAGGAGAAATGAGAAATAAAAGGAAAATTAATGAGTAAATATTCGGATTTTTGGTTTGACAATCGAAGGACAAGTTTGGTCGATGACCTGTTGTCTGATGTCGATGACAAGCCAGTAAAAAAAGGTAAAGACCATATTGCTCTTGCCGGTCACAAAAGAGCCATTGGTAATTTTGTTCGTATCGTAAGTGGTCAAAATATTCCTGTCAAGTTCCCTTCTCGTGGAGATAGTTTTACTGATGGTAAGTCTGTTACTATCGGAGCTAATATTAATGAGAAGAACTTTGACTATGTTGTTGGTCTGGCTCTTCACGAAGGTAGTCACATAGCCTACTC